CACAAGCTGCTTGAAGAAAAGTTCCGACGAATAAAGACCCGTAAAATTTACGGCATGTACCCCGAAGAGGGGAAGCTTTCCCGCCACAATTATCCAAAGCACATGAAATTTTTTCGGATGGGGGCTATTTTTTCGGAACGCGCTGCTATCGCCGCAAACCGTGTGGGAAAAACCGAAGGGATGAGCGGCTACGAACTTGTGTGGCACATGACGGGCAAATACCCGGAGTGGTGGGAAGGAAAACGTTTTGACCGGGCGGTAAAGTGCTGGGCGGCGGGGACCACGAATCAGAAAACAAAGGAGATCCTGCAGGATAAATTGTGTGGGCCGATGACGGATATCGGAACCGGACTCATTCCCGGCGACGACCTGGCAGACTACAAGAAAAAAGCCTCTTCTGTGCCTGATGTCATCGAGACGGTTTATATCAAGCATGTCAGCGGCGATACTTCGATCCTGGTGTTTAAGAGCTACGAACAGGGTCGGACAGCGTTTGAGGGTACCGAGCAGGATATAATCCTGTTGGACGAGGAACCCCCGGAGGATGTATACGAGGAATGCCTGATGAGGACCATGACCACCAATGGAATCATCATGCTTACTTTTACGCCGTTGCAAGGTATCAGCAAGGTGGTCATGAAATTTATGCCGGGCGGTATCCCCCTGGAGGGACCGGTACCGGCGGCGGACGGCGGAGCTCCTATCCGGTGTCTTATTTGCGCCACCTGGGACGACGCGCCGCATCTTGATACGGAGCAGAAGCGCAAATTATGGGCCGGCCTTGAGCCGCATTTGCGGGAGGCCCGGTCCAAGGGTATCCCGTCTCTAGGCTCCGGCGCCGTGTGGCCGATCCTGGAATCGGAGATCACGGTGGATGATTTTGAAATACCGCCGTACTGGCCAAGGGCTTATGGTTTTGATGTGGGGTGGCGGTTTACGGCCGCGGTATGGGGGGCCTTGGACCCGGAGAGCAAAACACTTTATCTCTACTCGTGTTATAAACAGGGGGAGAATAAACCGATTGTCCACACGGCGGGGATCAGGGCCAGGGGGGCTTGGATACCGGGGGCGGCGGACCCGGCCACTCGGATCGGGAATCAACGGGACGGTGAAAAATTACTTGACGAGTATCGTGCTTTAGGTTTAAATCTGGTAACTGCGGATAATTCCATTGAAGTCGGAGTTTTTGACGTATGGATCGGGTTATCCACTGGGAAGATAAAAATTTTTCGGTCGATGGCCCCCTGGTTTGAAGAGTTTCGACTTTACCAGCGGGATCAGAAAGGGCAGATTGTCAAAGTGAACGATCACCTCATGGATTGCACAAGGTATTTTATCCGGACCGGGCAGAAAATAGCCAAGGTGATGCCGATCCAGCAAATTATTGCCGCAATGGGGGCCGTTGAAACATACGACCCGTTGCGGCACGGGTTATAACTATGAGCGGGCTCTTTAGCAGCGTAAAAAAAGCCAAGGCGCCAGCCTTTGTTGCCCCACCGGTTACGGATGATACCGAGGCAGTGAAGGAAGCGGCGTTGAGGGAATCCGAACGGTTGCGGAAAAGGAAAGGATTTGCCTCGACCATTGTGACCGGACCGACCGGTGTCGCCGGCAACGCCCCTGGAACGAGGAACACCCTTGGTTGATTCAGATATCGTCAAAGAGGTCATGAGCACTCAGGAGGCCCTTGCTGAGATCAGGCGGCCCTATGAGTCGATGATTGACGATATTCTCACGTATATTTACCACGGTCGGAGAAAAATCAACGACAAGACCCTGAAGGGCCAAAAAACAGGTATTCAGGTTTATGACGGAACCGCCATCGGGGCGGTAAATCTCCTTACCGACGGCCTTACCGGTTACACCATCAGCAAATCTTTCAAGTGGTTTTCCTACGCGCTCCCCCAGAAAACACGATACGGACAACGCCTTGACTCCATCCCCGAGGTAAAAAGATGGTTGGAAGATTGCGAAGAGTGCATGTACGCCGCTTTTCTTGCCAGCAACCTTTACGAGCAGGCCCCGGAGTTTGTTCGTGATGCGGTAACAGTCGGAACGGTCACGATCAACATTGACGAGGACATCGCCGGCGGCCGGAATGTTTTTACCGTCCCTCATTTTCGGGAATGCTATTGCGCTGAGAATTATTTCGGGGTGGTCGATACCAATTACCGCAAGTATAATTTGACCCTCAAGCAATTGGTTGAGAAGTTCGGTTATGACCAAATGGTCAAGAATGATCCGAAATTTGAGAAGGATTACCGAACCAACCGGCATAAAGAGAGGGAGGTTATCCATGCCCGATTCCCCCGCAAGGACTATGACCCCGGCAAGATGAATGGCCGCAATAAGCCGTTTGCTTCTGTGTGGGTGCTGACCAGCGGCAAGAAACTTCTTCTTGAGTCCGGGACATCCCATCAGCAGTTTGTCACATGGCGGTGGCGTAAAAACTCGGACGAATGGTACGGCCGGAGCCCGGCGTGGGACGCTTTTGTGGATGCTATGACCTGCAATCAGGCCGCTAAAACCAATCTTGTGGCGGCCCACAAAATGGTTGAGCCCCCAATGGTTGGCCCGAGTGATTTGCGCGGGTCCATCCGGAGCGGCCCCGGTGGTTGGACATGGGTGGACAATATGTCAGCCGACCGGTTGCCGCGTCCACTCATGGAAGGGCTGCAACTCCCTTTCGGACTTGAGATGCAGGACCGGCTTGCTGAGAAAATCAAGGACCATTTTCAGATTGACTTTTTTCTCATGCTTACCCAGGCCGCCCTGCAGAAGGTCGAGATAACCGCCACACAGGTGATCGAGATGGGCGGCGAGAAGGCGGCGGTCCTTGGACCCAGGGTCGGCCGGTTGGAAACCGAGGCAATGAGCCCGATCCATGACGCCGTGTTCATGAACGAGCAGCGAGCTGGCCGCATCCCGGCGCCCCCTCCGATTTTGGAAGATTACGGCGGAGGGGAAATCAATATTCAGTATATGGGACCGCTCTCCCAGGCACAGCGTAAAATGTTTATCAGCCAGGGTATTGATCAGGGCCTTGCTTTTATCGGTCAGGTAATGGCTGTGGCCCCGGATGCCATTGACCATGTGAATTTTGATAACACAATTCGGGACGGCCTGACAGCCCGCGGTTTCCCGCAAAAGGATCTTAACGACCCGGACAAGGTCAAACAGATACGCCAGATCAGGCAACAGGCCAGAGAGCAACAGGCGGCTCTTGAGCAAGCAATCGCTACGGCTAAGGCCATGCCGGCCGCCGGCAAGGGTATCGACTCCAATAGCGCGGCCGGCATGCTGATGGGTGCCGAGTGATAGACAAATACCGTGCCGTGTTTATGAGCCCGTTGGGGCTTGAGGTTCTTGGAGATATCTTGACCACGTGTCATTTCGGGTGTACTCTTGACCCGGATAACCCGGCCAACGTCGCAGAGTACAATGTAGGCGTGACGATTTTGAACAGGTGTGGCGTATTCCATCAAGGAACGCTCCCGCAGGTACTTAACGCATTTACGGCGATAACGCCGCAGGAGGAAAAACGATGAAAAAGATTTTGTTGATCGGCGCGGCGCTCTTCATGAGCGTTACCGCTGTTTCTGCGGAAGAGTTCTTACCGCCGCAAGCTGATGGAAAAGGAGTTATCGGGGGTAGAGCGTTCCAGGCGTGGCGTAATATGATTTCTCAAGGGTTGGAGTTGTCCGAGGTCAGTTCAATGGATACGCCGCCCACCGGTCATTGGGCGATCTATGCCACTTCCGCCGGCGTGTTTGTGGAAGACGATGCCGGGGCGGCTACACAGTTGACGACCGGAGCCGGTGATAACACCCTCGATAACGCTTATGATCAGGGCGGGGCGGGGGCTGGCCGGACCATTACCGCGGACACGGGGGCGGTGACAATCACCAATACCGATGCGGATGCGGCCTATCTGCTGGCCGTCACCCCGACGCCCGGAAGTTCGGCGGCCACCGGTGGACTCCAGATCACCAGCGGCGCGAACGCTACGCAAGATTCGGTAAACATCGTCAATTCCGGCACCGGCGACGACATCCAGGCCGGCAACGGCGCATTCAAGGTATCGAAGACTGGGGCGATTATCGGAACATCCGCAGATCTTTCCGGGGCGCTGTCTGCCGACGGGGTTGTAACCCTTGGGGATGGAACAAGTACGGTGGAAATCGCCACCTCTTCGTGGGATATTTCATCCGCCGGCGCCTTTACGGGTATCCCGTCCATTGGGATGACCGGAGATATCACCTTTGCAACGGCAAAAGGTGTTAAGTCCAGCACCACCACGGCGCAGACCGTACTGATGCAGGGCTATGATGTTGACAATACCACCTACCGCAGTACGATATCACTGACCAATGGTGACACAATCGCGGCGGCCATCGGTACCGGTAATGAAACCGTGGCCGTTGATTCAACCACATGGGATGTCTCGACCCTTGGAGCTTTTACCGGTGTTGCGGATATCACCGGCACGGCCGGAGCGGCCATGAACGTTACCATCGCATCAGACGGGGCGGCTGACGACCTGACTCTTTCTGTCACCGGAGCAAACGACTCCAGCGTGATTTTGTCATCCGCCGGGACCGGGACCGATGCAATCAGCCTGCAGGCATCGGCCGGCGGGGTTGATATCGATGCCGCCGCCGCACAGGATACCAATATCGCCGGTGGCCAGGTGGCCCTGGTGAGTAAAGACGACGCGGCGTCAGCGGTCAGCATTACAACCAATATCGGCACATCGGAAACCATCGTGGTAACAAATACCCAGGGTACGGCGGAAGGTGCGATTACTCTGACATCGACGGCCGGCGGCATCGATGCAGATGCAGCGGCTGGGAAGAATATTGATCTGGCCGGCGGGCAGGTTCTGATTTCCTCGAAGGACAACGCCGCAAACGCGATTGCCCTGACCGCGAATACCGGAGCGACGGAAACCATTGTAGTGACTAATACCCAGGGCACCGACGAATCGGCCATCAGTGCCATTAGCACGGCCGGCGGTGTGAATATCGATGCGGCGGCCGCGAAGAATGTGGCCATTGACGGCGGGCAAGTACTGATCGGCTCGAAAGATGATGCCGCATCTGCCATTGCCCTGACCACAAACGTAGGTACTTCTGAAACAATCGTGGTGACGAATACCCAGGGAACCGATGCGGCAGCCATTGCATTGACGGCGACCGCCGGCGGCATTACGGCGACCCCGGCCGCTGGGAAAGCGGTCACTCTGGCGGGTACCACCAATTTGAAACACGGATCGGATGTTGCATCTCCGGCCGGTGGTGAACTCGATCTCGGGGACGGTACCTATTTTGACATTACCGGAACCAACAATATCACCAGTATCGCAGCGGCCGACGCCACAGACGGTCGCATGTTGGTCTTGCGCTTCGAGGGCATTTTAACTTTTACGGATGGAAATAACCTGAAACTCGCCGGAAATCTGGTGTCTTCGGCCGATGATGTAATTACCCTGATGTGTGACGGTACCAACTGTTGGGAAATGGGTAGATCAGTCAATTAACACTTAACAAGGAGTTTTTATGAAATTTTTTAATCGAGTGACCTTTTCGCCGGATGATCCACCCCCGGCGGGTGGGGATCAAGATGCCAATAACTTGGGATGGCGAGCGGCTTTACCGGATGAGTACAAGTCCCACGAATATGTCAAGACTTTCCAGAAACCGGGTGATTTTGTTAAATCGGCTCTGGAGATCAAGGCGGAACGTGATGGGCTTACGTCAAAACTGGAAAAGGCGATTTTCAAACCGGGGGACGATGCAAAACCTGAGGATATTGTAGCTTTTCGCAAAGCACTCGGTGTGCCCGAAAAACCGGACGAGTATGAGTTTCCAAAGACCGACGGAGTTGAACACGACCAGAAAATGACCGATTGGGCCAGGGGAGTATTTCATAAGGCCCAATTGAACAAGGATCAGGCCGGTGTCATCTCTCAAAGTTGGGACTCTTTCATGTCTGAAATGGCCAAGGCCGATAAAGAGGCAACGATTGCCGCTGTTACGGCGGCTGATACCGCCCTCAAAGCGGAGTGGAAAGCTGATTACGATAAGAACATTGAATTGACGCGCCGAGGTTATGACGCTTTTGAAAAGGCTGTTCCGGGCTTCAAAGAGGTCTTGGAATTGGAAACCGCCGCCGGTAAAATCGGCAATGACGCCAGGATGCTTAAAGTCTTTCACCTGATCGGCAATGCCATTGGTGATGACCTGAGTATCCCCGGTATGCCGAAAAGTGAACCGCAGCCGGTTGTTCCTAGTTTTCAGTCGATTTATAAAGTGCCGAATCCGAAGCGTGGTTAAGGAGAAAACATGACCACAAATGCACTTGTAGGATACAACACCCTGATGGATGTTGTTAACCAGTATACCTCCTTGGACGGTCAGGGATCGTATATTGCAGCAGCAAAAACCCTTTCCCGGAAATGTCCGTTGGTTGCCATTCTGCCCATGATTCCCTCGAACAACATCATGAGCAATATCGGCAGCCGTGACAGTTATCTTCCGTCCCCCGGTTTCCGCCGGTTTAACGAACCTGTAACACCGACCGCCAGTCACACCATTCCGTTCACTGACCCGATCTGTATTGTTGAGGATTACAGCGAGGTCGATAAAGCGTTGTGGGCCATTCAGAACGATCCGAACAAATGGCGTGAGGGGAAGGATCAACGAAAGGTAGAAGCGATGACACAGAAAGCGGAGAGCGCCCTGTGGTATGGTAATCTTGCCACCGACTCCCGCGGCATCAACGGCATGTGTACCCGATTCAATTCGCTGACCCGTCGTCCCAATGGTGATTCAACCTGGCCGTACCATGTGGTAAGTGCCGGCGGTTCCGGTGGCGATACCGCCAGCATCATGGTTGTTCAGTTCGGTGAGGGTAAAGTTGTCGGTACCTATCCGAAAAATCTGCCCGGCGGCCTGCAGATCGAGGATCTTGGTGAAGTGACCAAGGAATCGGCCTCCGGTTTGATGCAGGTGCTTCGCACTCACTTCGTGTGGAATTTTGGTTTGACCATCGAAGATGAGCGATGTGTGCAGCGTATCGCTAACATCGAAGTGTCCGGTACAACCAACATTTTTGACGAGGATCAGTTGATTGTCGCCATCAATAATCTGCCGGACAGTGGACAAGACCCGAGTACCACCATCTTTGTTTCCCGCGGTATCAAGAATCAGCTTGACATCAGGGCCAAGGACAAGAACAATGTGCGGTATGAGGCTTCTGAGGTCTGGGGCATGAACGTCACAAAGTTCCGCGGAATCCCGGTGATGCTGGCCGAGAAACTCCTCGAAACTGAAACCGCAGTAGCATAAGGAGAATATCATGGGAATGTCTGATTATAAACTCGCCCTTTGCGCCGCCCAGGTACTTGGTAACGCTGCAGACGAGTATACCGATGATGAAGCAAATTTCGGTATCACCACGCCGGCGGTCAATATGGGCGGTAATTTTGGTCTGCACATTGCTGTAACCACCACCTTTACAGGACTGGACAGTGGCGCGAATGTGTGGACTGTCCACGGCGCTTCCACGGCGCCCACCACCAAACATACCGGTATGTTCATTCCGGTGGCCAGTCTTACCGCGGGGGCGCATTTTTTCGTTCCCTGCGGTAATATTCCCCTGCTGCAGTATGCGAGGGGACTTTTTGATATCGTCAATGAAGTAGCAACGGCAGGCGCCGCCGATATGTGGTTCGGCCCCGGCCCTGAATAACCGACCACCCCCGGCCGGCCGCTGGATCGCGCGGCCGGCCTTTCATGGAGGATTTTATGCCCGTAGTAAAATGCATCAATGAGTGCGTTGATTCAACAAAGTCCCGGCACTATTATCCCGGTGATACCGATGATCTTGACCCGATGTCCCCGGTCGCCTCTCATTTTGAAGGGTGGCCACCCGGCACGGAGATTTATTGCAAGGTCCGCGGTAACAAAACTACCCCGGCTATGGGCGGCACCCGCATTATCCCTGGTGTTGCCAGGTTTGAGCCGGCCCCCGAGTCGCACCTGTGCCCGTGGTGTAAAGAGTTTGAGGGGAAGAATGACGCATCTCTTCGGACACACCAACGGAGCTGCAAAGCCAAACCGGTTGAGGAGTAATCTATGGCCTACTCAGTCATCGGCATTTACAATCTCGCATTGTCAGAGCTTGGTGTCAGCAAGATTGATTCACTCACCGAATCATCCACGGCGGCCAATCGATTAAATGACAATTGGCAGTATGTGCGGGATGAAGTGCTTGAGGCTGATGATTGGTCATTTGCCACGACGCGGGTGTTGCTTGTGGCGAATGCCGAGACACCGGTTCAGGGGTTTGACTACGCCTACACATTGCCGGCGGATTTTCTTAGAGTCTGCGAAGATAAAGAGGACGATCCGCCGGTTTATCCGAATACATACCCATATGTTATCGAAGCATTGGATGATGGAACGCAATGTTTATTTTGTGATTACGATAATTCGGAATCCAATCTTTCGATAAAATATGTTCGTCGGGAAGAAAACCCGGCAAGATATTCCGCCACTTTTATACGGACGGTTTCCGCTCGGCTCGCCGCGTCCGTTGCGCTGGCCCTTACAGAATCATTGAAAAAACTGGAAGCAATGGAGACCCTTTACGATAGTCGTCTACGAAAAGCAAAAGCGTTGAATCGTTCCAGCGGTTCGATAACCAATGAAACCGGTAGTACGGATTGGGTATATGCAGGACGATGAAACGATTACGAAAATTACGTCAACTGACGGAAAATAGGTGGACTGACGGCGGGCAGATATTTCAGTTTGCCGATATTCCTGCTGACGGGTATGTTTTCGTTCCTAATGCAATACTTGGTCGATTATTGACCGTTAACGCTGATCGGAAGGTGGTCAGCGTTTCTCATTTATCAGGAAAGGTAAAAGGGACAACAGGCAGGGTAACGTCAACCGATGATGGTTCCGGTGGTGTTGCCATCGATTTTATCGACTCAGCAATGGACACAAGATACTATACTCAGGCCCAGGTTGTGGCATTGATAACCACTAGCCTGCAATCGATTGTTTGCCATGACGGCGAGGTTCTTGTTCATAGTGGTGAGGTTTTAACACATGGCTGATGCTAAACAAAAAACTGTCGCCCTTCTCGATTCGGCTACGGTCCATCTCCAGGCCGGAGATCCGAAGAGCATAGTATATACCGTGCCACCAGGGAAAAAAGGAGTTCCCCTCTATGTGGTTATCAGGAATCCTACCTTGTCGCTGGCCGATGGGACTGATTTCGACATCGGCGATGGCGCCGGGGCTGATACATGGGTAACGGCAACCGACCTTTCAGCTTTGACAGCAAGCACTGATTGCAAGGTTATTCCTGCGCCTACGGCAAAATTTACGATTTACGACGCCGGGGACGAGTTCGGAATAATTCCAGTGACCGGGGCGACGGCTGATGCTGACGCGATAATGGATGTCTTTGGCTATGAGTACGAGGCATGAAACAAACCCCGATCAGAAATAATTTTAACGGTGGTGAAATTTCCCCGAAGCTTGATATACGGGGGGATCTCGATAAATATCAATCGGGTTGCCTTACCCTTAAAGGGTTTATTCCAATGGTTGAGGGTGGTGTGCAAAGGATGCCCGGCACGTATTTTGTCAACGAGACGAATGACTCTTCCAAACGATCCAGAATGGTCCCTTTCACCTTTTCCACCGCACAGGCTTACATGCTTGAGATCGGGGAAGAATACATCTGGGTCTATAAGGACGGCGCGAAAATAGTCGGTGTTGAAGTTGTAACCCCGTATCAGGAAGCAGATCTTCCGTACCTTAAATTTCGGCAATCCGCCGATGTCCTTTTTATTTTCCATCCGGATTATTCCACAAGAAAATTGACCAGAACCAGCCACACGGTTTGGACTTTTACAGAGGCAAAATTTTCCCCACCACCTACCGAAGAGAAAGGCCATGTGCTTGCCGCTACGCTGACCCCTTCTGCTACAACAGGGTCAGGTAAGACATTTACCGCAAGCGTTGATGTGTTTCTTACCGCTGACGTGGGCCGAATGATTTCTTACGGTTCCGCTCGGGCGTCCATTACGTCCTATACCAGTGCAAAGATCGTGGTTGCCGATATTCTTGATGATTTCCCGAATACCAGCGCAATTCCTTCCGGTGATTGGAAATTGTTATTCAGTCCGGTTTTTACTCTGCAGCCGGATAGAACCCGCAAGGGTCAAATCTGTATTCTTAATCCGAACGGCGCGACGACCAACCTTATTGATCCTGGTGCAGATAACTGGAAAGCAAGTTCGGTCGGCGGTGAATATTATTTGTCGATTGGGGCGCCGTTCTATTATTCAACCGAACCGGATTCAATCCTGGTTGATTCCGCTGTTATCGTGCAAGGTACGGCCGGCGCGTTGGCCGGGAGTTTAAATAACTGGGGCTGGGGGGATGTAGACGGTCTTGGTTATGATACCATTTACCTTCGTCTTTATTATGGACAGGACCCGGAAGACACCACATATGGATATGCCGCTGATTTTGTTCAGCGGGTTGACTCCGGGTCCGTAGGAGTTTTTCGTACCGCTGATTTGGGAAAATATATTTTTATCAATAATGGTTGCATCCAGATTACCAAAATTGATTCTGCTATTTCCGCCCGCGGCGAGATATTGAGCCCGTTAAATTCAACGGACGCAACAAATGTTTGGACCATGGAAGAGGAGATATGGGACGCAACGGACGGGTACCCATCATGTGGTGGATTTTTTGAACAACGTTTTGTTTGCGCCGGGTCAGTCGGCCATCCCCAGATGATCAACTTAAGTACCTCGGCGGATTACTATAATTTCGCCAGGAACGCCGAGGCGGATGATTCCGCCATTCAGTTTACAGTCGTTTCGGACGGCCAGGTGGAATCAATCCGGTGGGTGGCTGGCGGGGACTACCTATTTATCGGGACCACAAACGGCGTGTGGAAGATGGGGGCATCAAGTTCGGTCGATCCATTTACTCAGACGAATGTTTCGGTCAGAAAACAGATCGGCCTTGGTGTCAAAAATCTGCAAGTTTTGCAGGTGAGTGATTCATTCATGTGGGTGAGTTTGTCCGGACTGGACGTTTATAAGTTGGATTATACCCTTGAACAGGAAAAATATATTCCAACCAACATGACCAGGATTGCCAGTCATATTGCCAAAGGCGCAACTAAAGCACTATCCGGGATTACCGATGCTGCTTTCCAACAATCACCGTTCCCAATCGTTTGGGCGATCCGGGCCGATGGGGAATTGCTCGGAATGACTTATGAAGTGGCAGAGAATATTTACGCCTGGTTCCGCGTGGTTACTGATGGCGCGTTTGAATCCATCGGAGTTATCAGTGAGGACGGGGAAGAGGATCAAATCTGGGTGATTGTGCGCCGAGAAATTGAAGGGGCAACCGTCCGTTATGTTGAATATTTCACGCCTATCGATCTTTACGGGGAAATCAAGGATAGCTTTTTCGTTCATGCCGGGGTGTCTTTTGACGGCGGCGATCCGCTGACAATCACCAATATCACACAGGCTAATCCAGCAGTGGTCAGTGCGGTTAATACTTTTTCCGGCGGGGAGAAGGTTAGGATATACGATGTCGAGGGGATGACGGAGGTAAACATAGGATTGACAACAGCTTATACGGTAGCTAATCCTACCGGGGCCGGGTTTGAATTATCCGGGTTTGATTCGACCGGGTGGACCGCGTATACCGGCGGCGGTACGGCTCTCCAGGTTCAGAAAGCGTTTACCACCGGGCTTGATCACTTGGAGGGCAAGACAGTGGACATCGTTATCGATGGTGCCGCTGATTCACAACGAACTATCGTAGGGGGCGCGGTTACGGTCGGGCATTACGGAAATAAGATTCACATCGGGCTCCCCGTAGAAAATGCCCTTCAACCAACGAAACCGTATATCGCCACACAGCAAGGTGTTTCCCGCGGCAACAAGCAACGGATCAACGAGGTAATGGTTTCGGTTTTTGAAACGCCTTGCGGAAAAATCGGCCGTGATATTGATCATCTCGAATCGATGAAGATCGGAACGGGTACGGGATCGGTTCTTTTCACCGGTGAAATAGGACCGATGAGTTTCGATGGCAAATGGGGGACGGATTCCCCGGTGCTGATCACACAGGATAAACCATTACCGATGACCATCCTCGGTTTGACGTTTGGGATCACCGTTAATGAAAATTGAAACTGTCCAGTATAAACCACATCACGCATACCAGCTTTATGATCGTCAGGTCAGAGAGGCGGATTTTTTTCTGTCGTCTGTTAAGGGGTGGGAAGAGGCGGCAGAGAGATGGGAATCGGTGGGGCCGGCATTTACCCTCATGATCGAGGATATCCCGGAAGCGTGTGGCGGAATAGCCATGATTGATGATACGTTTGGAGAATGTTGGGTGTTGATACCACGGTCGGTTCATGGTATTATCGTTTATCGAGCCATTTTGCGCGGACTAAATTTTTTGATAAAACGACACAAATTTCGCCGGGTGCAAGCTTTAATCGTGGAAGGGTTTGAAAAGGGGTTCAGGTTGGTCAAAAAACTTGGTTTTGTTTTTGAAGGACGGTTGGAAAAATTCGGTCCGAACGGGGAAACCCTTCACCTATACGCAAAGGTGTTCTGATGGCTGCTGCCATTCCGTACATTGGTTATGCTTTGGCCGCGCTGACTGCTGCTGGTAGCTATGCATCCGCTAAAGCACAGGCCCAGGCCGGGGCGGACGAACAGGCTGGCAATAATCTTCAAGCTACGGCCATTGAGCGAAAGGGTGTCCAGGATGAGGAAAATTCGAGGAGCAGATTACGACGGTTACTCGCCTCACAACGGGCAATGTATGCGAAGGCCGGGGTTGACATTTCGTCAGGTTCACCTTTAACCGTGATGGCAGACACTGCTGCTGAGGGGGAAAAGGAGGCGCTTAATATTCGGTTCGGTGCCAAAGAGGAAGCAGGGTTTCGGAGATTTTACGGAAAACAGGCGGCCACTGCCGGGCGGCGGGCGGCGGGCGCCACCTTGTTGACCGGTCTTGGTTCTGCGGCCAGTTCCGCCTATTCCGCCTATTCATCGGGTCAAGTTGGTAAATCAAAACCCACTACCCCGGTTAAAAAATAATGCCTAAGATCCCAACATTCACATCAGATGCGTCGCCACAGGTGCCCGGAATCGATCCGGCGCAGTTTTCCAGGGTAAGCCGCACCGAGGCTCAGGCTGGGTCACAAATCGCGCAGATGGGCCTGCAGGCCGCCGATACGATATCTCGTCAGCAGCAAGAGGAGGCCACCGCGGAACGGACCCTCAAATCAATCGAAATTGACAACGGTTTAAAATCCGATCTCGACGCACTCGGGGAATCGTATCTCGACCGGGATGACTATCAAAATTTTGACAAAGACCGGGAAGCGCAACTTACGGAACTCCGCAATAAATATATGGCGCAGGTTGGCGGGGATCGGGTTTTGCAGGTTGCTTTTGAGCGGCGCTTTTCTCAAGAATCACTTAATTTTTCTAATGTAGTTCGGGCCAAAAAGCGGGACGTAATGAGCAAGCGGGCGCTCGGGGGGTTCGAGACGACCTATAATCAGTCATTGCAGAATTATGCTGGTGAGCCGGACCCGCTCCGCCGGCAGATGATCGCCAAGGATGTTGAGATCGGGGTGGCCACACTGGTCGCCAGTAGATTTCTTACCGAGGCCCAGGGGGAAGAGAAGATTCAGAAATTCATCGATGAATCCGAACAGGTCCGGGCCGACCAGATGATTGAGGCCGACCCCGTGACCGCGCTTGAGGCGTTGAAGACCGGTGATTTCGCTGGACTTGACCCGAAGATCCGACAGGCCAAAACGGAAAAAGCTATCTTGCGGAAAAAGCAAAACGAGGATGCGGAAAAGGTGATTGCGGCCGCTGAGGAAAAACGCATTGCGGATGAGAAAAAAGTCGCTCATGACAAGGAAGAAAGAACGATAGGCGAGCTTTTTGTCAGCGGGGATTACGGCGCGATTATTCCCGCCCTTAAACGGTCACAGAACCTTACCGGCGATGAACTTGCCTCCTGGACGACGAAAGTAAAAGAGGCGACCAAAGTTGATAAAAAGGTCGATGATACGGCCCGGTCTATCGAGATCATAAAAATCAATCATATGATCGATACGAATGAAGACCCGGCGAAAATTTACGGATATATCGCCGGTAATCCAAACCTTAACACTCAAGATTACGAGCAATATATCAATAAGGTGGATACGAAATTAGGATCAGAAATAACAGCAGGACGCAGCGACGGCAATACCATCATTCACGGTCTGATTTTTCCGAAGGTCGGACTTAACGCAGCATATCAGAACACCCCTTTACAGACACAGCGAACCGCTGAAGCGCAGCTCGCTCTTGATGATTGGATTAAGGAGCAGACATCGGCCAAAAAAACCCTTACCAGGCAGGATATAAAGCGGAAAGCCATTGCCATCGGTCAGGAATATTCTATCAGTTTTGCCGAAATGAATAAGTATCAACAGGAATTTACCACCAAACAAATGGAAGAGCTGCAGAGGCAACAAAATGCCGAATGATATATCCTGGACACGCCAATCAAGTGGCACTATCCGGATCGATCCGTCCGGCCCTTTAGGCTCTGACCCGTCCGGCCCTCCACCCCCTGTGTCTGATGCTCTGCCCACCGACCCGCCCCCGTTTGATTTGGACGGGTTTTTTAACGAGTGGTCGAAGGATACAGCGGTCGAGCAAGTTCAGCAAAAGAAGTACGACTTCTCGGACACCCTGAGCGAGTTTGCGCGACCTTTCATGGCTCAAGGGTACAATTCCATGGCCGCACTCAATCGGGGCGTAGCGGCGTTTTCTGTCCATATGGACAGTATTGCAAATTATCTGGAGGCACAAGGGGTTGGTAAGTCATCCAGTATTTTTGAAACTGCGGCCAATCAACTTAAGCAAAACGCCGAGTATTGGCAACGCCGTGTGGATGAAGTTGGTATCAGCTTTCTTGACGAGGTAATTTCTGAGGCGATCGGTGAAGCAATTCCCGGCATCACCACTTTTGCGCTTGACGTGGCCAGCGGGTATACCTTCCCTTTCATGGCGGCGGCCGGCGAGAATCCAGCAAATCCTATATCTGCGGGGCTGCTTGCCGCGGCCAAAACCGGCACACTCCACGGTGTGTTCAAGATGATCAATCCTCTTAAGCAATACCTTCGGGCGCCGGTCATGGGCACAATTTTTGGCGCCGAGGATGCGGCCAACGCTCCGGAGGGCGAAAAGGTCAGACCATTTGCCAAAGGGTTTCTCAAAGGTGTAGGGTATTCGGTCACATCGCCCGGTGGCCGGCTGGGGCTTAATGAGATCGCGGAAGGTATCAACAGTCAGCTGCCGGTATTCATACAGAATCAACAAGGTGCCGTCACACTGCCGCCCGGTAAAGGGACACCATCGGTAAATACTCCGGCCACCCGGCAGCGCAAATTTATCGAGACGGTTAAAGAGTCACCCGAGGCGGCCGAGGCCGACCCTCGCATATCACAGCGGGCAATTAAGGCAAAACAGAAAGGTAAAGCCGGACCAGGTGTAAAACAGATATTTAACGAAATGCCGTCACTGGCCGAGAAAGTGGCGGCGGTTGATCCGCAGAAATATACCATCAAGACAAATGCTGAGACGGTGGCAAAAGTCAAGGATCGTATCGCTACCGATGGTCTGCAGTCGGTGATTGATTTCGTCAAAAGCGATGCGAAACCGTCCGCCGAGAAGGGCGCGGCCTTTGTTGAATTGATGAAGGAGTTCAACCGTCGGGGAGATTTTGACCGGGCGGTTGAGATGACCGAGTTATATGACGTAGAGTTGCGGGCCTCCGGGCAGTTTAACCAGGCCGCCTCTTTGTGGAGTAAAAACACCCCGCAGGCGTTTATCAAGTGGGGAAATAAACAGCTTGATTCCGTGCGGAAACGATATGGTATCCTTGATCAGATAACTGGCCGTAAACCCGAATCATTCACCTTGACCCGAGATGAGCAGAAAGAGATTATGGATCTCCACCGGCGGGCCAATCAGTTACCGGACGGGCCGGATAAAGCAGATCTTAGTCTGCAGATGATTGATGTTGTTGCAAAAAAGGTACCCCCCGGTGTGGGAGAGCTGTTTGATGCTTATCGGTATCAAAATATGCTCTCCTCCCCACGCACTCATGCCAGGAATATTTCTGAGAATCTTTTTAACACGTTTATCACCCGCCCATACGATATCACCACAATGGGGGCAATTGATTATACCAAGGCACTTTTCACCGGAAAGCAGCGGGAGGTTTATATCTCTGACGTTCCGGTTTACCTGAAAGCAACTGTCAACGCCGTCCCAAACGCCATGGTTGCTTTCCGGGAAACATGGAAGATGGGGAACTTTTCCACGATGGAAAAACCGGAAATCGGGGTGGAAGCCAAAAACGCATTTGAAGCGGCCCGGACCCGGCAAATCCCAAAGTCATTGACGGTTGTTTCCCGATTCATGGAGGCTTGTGACAAATTTAACGCCGCTTTGATCGGTGCTGGTGAAATAGCCCGTCTCACCAAACAGGGTGTATCTCCTGAAGAAGCATATCGTCAAGCGGCGTCCGTTTCTCAGTCATACCTTTACCGTGACAAACTTGACCCGGAAGGGCCGGGCCTGTCGTATCCATCCAAGGCGTTATCATCTCTCGGTGTGTTGCTGCAGGAATCAAGGAAGCTTCCGATACTCGGCCCGATCTCAAAATGGTATGTCCCGTTTCTCCGGACACCGATCAACAAAGCAATTCAGATGATGGAGCGGAGCCCGCTGGGTTTGGCCCGTGACCCTAAAACTTTGGCTGATACCGAGGTATTGGGTAAGATTCTCGGCGGCTCGATCATTACAGGAATTGGTGCGATGATGGCGGCGAGTCATGAAACCACCTGGACGCCTCCGTCGAATAAAGACGAAAAGGCATGGTATTACGCATCCGGACGCAAACCATATTCCATCCGGTTCGGGGATGATTGGATACCCTTGTGGTATCTCGGGCCGTTCGCCATGTCTTTTGGATTGCCGGCCGCGGCCAAACATTATTACGAGCAACGGCCCGAGTCAATGACGGATTCCCAGGTGGAAAAGCTGTTTGCAATCTCGGAAGGGATCGGGCAGTTTGTGGGCAGTCAATCGTCCACTCAATCGGTCGGGTCTTTATTTTCTGCCCTGTCCGGGGATATTGATTATAAATTCTCTTCCCAAACCGGATTTACCGTCCAGCAGGTAATCCCCGCGTCGGCATTTGTGCGTTACGTGAATACGATTCTTGACCCGGTGTATCGGCATCCGAAAGGATTTATTGAGAAAATCGAAGCAAATCTTCCACTTCTCAGTGATGATCTTGACGCCAGGATGACCCCATATTTCGAGGAATCTGTTCGTGACCCAATAAATTATGCGTTGCCGTTCGATATTGGTAGAGTAGATAAGAAATATGATTTACAATACCCGTACCAAAAAATGAAGGTTCGTCAAGAATTTCTCAATAATAAAATGGAAGGCGTGACACGGCGGTTGAGAAACAAAGAAATCACCTTCGAGGAATCACTTAAAGAGCAATCAAAAATAATTAAAGCCGGACCAAAGGTGGCAAAATGACAGTAGCGGAAAATAGTGGGCGAAGTAAACAGGCATGCAACGGTATTCTCACGACATTTCCTTTCACCATGGGAATTGCCGACAGTGGGGATATTGCGGTTATCCTTTCCGATGCGAATGGCACCGAAACAACCCTTGTGGAAGGGGTCAATTATTACGTATCCTGTACGAATAGCAACTGCTCGTTCGGTGGGTCGGTAATAATCACGGAAACGGACGGTGTGACCCCAAAGGCATACGCCGCCGGGTATTATATCATTATCGTGTTTGATGTTCCGATTTCCCAGGAATCGGACTTTACCGAAGGGATGGCTACCCTTTACGAGACGTTCGAGGCGGAGCTTGACAAACAGGCCCGCATCCTGCAACAACTGCGGGAACAGATCAGACGGAGTTTTTCCGTCTCGGTTACAACCGGTTCAACCAATCCGTATACGGTGCCGGCGCCCATTGCCAACAATCTTATTGGGTGGAATAGCGCCGGCACCAACCTCGCCAATTTTACCACCCAGACCGTCACAGTCCCCCAAATAGACTATATCGGCAATTATAACGACGACCTTGACGCCGCTGTGACTGCCATTGGTAGCAATCCGACCACTCTGATGATACCATATGTCATTTCTCTTGGTGGTAAAAGCCCTATAACGCCCACCACTCTTGATTTGTGGTTTACTAACGGGGGCCGGGTCAACGGCACTGGTGTTGAAACGCTGACCGTGAATGGCGGGATTATCGCTGCCCCTGCGCATCAGTGGGTTGGCGATGATGTGACGGTTGTTGCCGGGGTAAGTTGTAGGATGGGTGAGGTATCCGGAAACTGGTGGGGAGAAACCGGCGCGGCTTTTAATGCAGCGATTGATTTTTTTGCCGCGGTCGGTGGTGGGACGGTGTGGGCGCTTCCCGGAGCGTATGAACCGGAAGTGACAATAGAAGTTGACCCTGGTGTAAGATTTAAATCTTTTACATCCGGAACGCATGCAACGGCACGGACAGTTTTCAAACCGACAGCAGCCGTTGCGATCGGTATTCTCGCTTATAAAGCCGGAACGGATTTCGGCTTTGACATTGACGGTATTCAGGTTGATATGGATAATATGGCCGCCGGATCAATCGGAATTGACATTGCGTCTCAGTGGAGATGGACATTGAAGAATACCACAATTTACAACCTGAACAATAACGCTACAATAGGTCTTCAGATTCGAGGTGTTGCCGGTCAAAGCGGGAATTACCATGCTCTTTTGGAAAACGTGCTGATCCGAGACGGAGTACAAAAGGGTATCGGCCTCAATATGGTTGGTATTCTTGCCGGGACAAAGCGGGTTAATCAGATAGTTTTTAACAAATTATCAGCCGTCAATTTGTATGATGGCGTGGTGATGGATGAATGTGGTGGGGGTATTATTTTCAATGCCGCCAACTTGGAAACAAACGCACACAATGGTGCGACCATCACAAATCAGTCGATAGGTGCCGCCCCGCTGTTTATCGGCGGTGAAATCGGAACTAACACCAATATTGGTGTAGACGGCATTGCCACTCTTATCAATGTCGCCATGTCCAGCAATGGAACAAATCTTGCCAACGGCGCGTGGAGACAACAGCAGAACAATACTGCCGGGCTCGGAATTGTTTCTACAACCGGTATGTTCCGCCCAGAACAGTTGGGCATGGGGTTGGGTGGAACGCAGACACTGGGGGCGGCGGACTCAATCGACGTTGCGACGGATGGGGGTATTATCCCTGTTGTCTCTTCTGGTGGCGCTGTTACTATGGTGTCTGACCCCCAGATAGATGCCGCTGTTGTGGGCGGGCAGTTTGTGATCCTCTTGGGTATAAGTAACACAGATTATCCAATATTTGTTGATGGTCAAGGATTGAGGCTTTCCGAAAACTGGGAAGGGAAATTAGACAATATTCTTCTTCTTTTCTATTATGATGGATATTGGATCGAGATGGCACGGTCTCACCGATCGTTTGTTGTAGACGTGACCGCAGCAGGAGCTGGGACAGATGGAACCATTTCGTCCAGATCGGCAAATCCGCTTGGCGAATGTGATGGTTTCGAATTGCGAAATGGTAAATACTTTCCATATTGGAATGATATTACACCGTAAAGGAGTTTTGACATGAAAAAATTTTGGTTGTTATTTGCCCTGTGGCTGGGAATGGTCGGAATGGCTCAGGCCGCAATGACCTGCGTCGAGACTTCCAGGATCAAGGGGTCATTGCCAGGATCATGGCATTTTGATATTACATGCACTTTTGACGCTACGCCCGGCACAGCCGTTGGAGCGATTCCAACAACAGCGCCGAATGGTCGGTCAATGTCCATTATGGAGATTATCAATCAGGGCCTAATCGTGTATAATTTTTCCATTATCCCCGGCGCCACCGGGCCTACCGACAATAGCGATCTGCAAATCGCGGATTCATCGGGGGTGATAATTATCTCGGCGTCAGGTAATGGTTTGGATGTGATCGATAACGCCACAATTACCTCGCAAATCATGGGTGATGGTCAGAACAGTGACCGGTATCCAAAAGGAAACGGGCTCGCATGGATACCAACGGTTACGAATAATGCAGTGAATAACAGTTCCTTTATCCTCGGGATTGATACACTGCAGCCGTGACCTGTGGCAGGCCAGAATGCCTGTATTACCTGCGCAAGCTGCAACGCTGCGCACACCCAGACAACAAATTTATTGGTCCGACATGGCACGGGCCGCTTAGATGGTGGACGATATGATGGACGGCGAATGGGCGGTAGAGTGTCACGGCTGGGCGGCAATCTTCAACAAGCTGGGCGATGTCAAAGTCGTCAATGATGGTGAGGGATTCAACCGGGCCGTTGGAATTGAGGGAGCGTATTTCTATGTGAGCCACGCACCTTTTGGATACCGGCTTGATTACAATCACCCAAAAAATCATGAGTTCTTCCATGATATCATCGACATCGTTGAAGTTCAATTTGACGGAACAGCAAAGGGCGTGCTTTATAAGGGCGGCAAGAAAAAATTCGACTTCACGCTGACAAAGGTGCCAGAATGAAAAAGAAGATTATCGCGTTTATTTGGATATGTCTGGTATTACTTATGCTGACAATTATTCTTATAGGCTCTGTGCATCCCGAATATACACTAGTCGAAATTATGGAGAGCGATTTTTTTGTAGGTGTACTTTACGCGTGTCCAGCGATTATATCAAGCGCTATAGCCGCGATGAGAGGGTGAAATGAAAAAGAAACTCCTATCCATAGCCCTGCTTCTGGCCATGCCGTCCGTGGTGGGGGGGGGCAGCAACATACGGCGTGTGCTGAACTGCCGCAGCAGTTGGCGTGGTGGTTTACCGCTGATTATGAAATTGAGGTGGGATGATATGATGATGAAACGATTGATTGCGGTGTTGCTGGTGTGGGTGCAGGTTGCTCTGCCTGGTGTTGGATGGGGGGCGACATATACAGTCTGCCCATCTGGGTGTAATTACACGACCCTAACCGGAGCGATGGCCGTAGATCTGAATGGTGGAGATATTGTCGAGGTCAGAGCAGCTACCCCTGGTGGATCGATTACCCTGTCGGAGACAGTCATTTTAGGTAGTAATGATGCCGGAGTTGATGCCACCAGTCGGCTGTATTTTCAGTGCCGGGCCGGTGACACCTGCATTATAGATGGGGTAGGGTACAACGCCGCGGTCCGGTATGCGATTGACGGCAATGGGTGGATTACCTGGCAGCGATTTATTCTCCGCAATGGCACATCTGGATCATTTTATGCCTCTGGGTCCGTGCCAGGAATACGACTGGTGGATATGGTGAT